CAGCCTTTCCTCGACGCTAACGAGTGTTCGATCCATACTGCCGGATCGCTGCATCTCGGTCAAAAGGTCTGGGTGCTTGCTCAACTCAACCGAGATAATAGCGAGATTGTTCCGGGTGATGAGGTTAGCAAGTTTATCCTGCTGAGTAATAGTCACGACGGTACAACGGCTATTCGTGTCGGATACACTCCGATTCGCGTGGTCTGCGTGAATACTCTCGCGGCTGCTCATAGTAGCCAGGCTAGTTCTCTTATTAGGATTCGTCATACTCGTTCCAGCAAGACCAACCTCGATAACGTGCGAGATATCATGGACAATATCAATGCACAGTTTGAGGCTACTGCGGAACAGTATCGTTTCCTCGCTAGTCGTGATTTCAACCAGAATGATGTTCGCAAGTATGTGAAGGTGCTTCTCGGGATCGATAAGACTCCCGACGAGGATATCAAGACTCGTACTCGCAATATCATGGACGAGATTCTCACTCTCGTCGAAGGTCCGAAGCAGAGTGCTACGGGTGTTCGTGGAACGTGGTGGGCTGCCTACAACGGTTTCAACGAATATCTCAACTACAGTAAGGGTCGCACGGTGAGCAATCGCCTCGACTCGCTCTGGTTCGGCCAGAATGGGGTTGACAATCTCAAGGCTCTCAATACTGCCGTGGAGTTTGCGAACGCCGTCTGATTCCTTTCGTGGATCGTGAATCGGGAAGGCCGTCCCTCTAACGGGGGGCGGCTTTCTCTTTTGTTTTTAGGCCATTCGACGCAAACCCTTGTGGGATAAGGACTTACGGCGAGGCGGGCCCGCCAATTTCGTCCTAAGTTTAGTATTCTCAATGGGTTACGTCAAAAAAACTCTAGACACGGGGCCACCTTGTCGATATACTGTAGGAGGGTAGACGTAAGGTGTTGTGGTATAAGGACTTAGGAAAAATATCATAAAGGTATGATTATAATGATAGGATCTACTTTACCCTTTCTATTATTAGATAAACTTTTATTGAGACCAAATCTCATTTGTGTCCCACCTTACCCTGCCGGGTTGGCGAAGTTGGCTATAGTCAGCGACTTTTGCGGACTCTTTAAAAAAACTAATGATCCTAAGTTCTTATGTATCAAGGAGTTGCGTCGAATCTGGTTCGGTGGTATACTATGGGTAGGAGAAGACTATTGCTTCTAGTAATATTTTTATTGGTAGTATTATATTATATTGATAATCAGTAGTCTAATCATTTTTACCCCCGAAATATTGGAGAATATTTGATAGTATGGATATATGGTATACTACTAGTGTGGCGGTTCTATTAGTTATAGCGATAGTTATGGTATATATGTTGTATACTGTAGATCAACAATCATAGTCCTACCTAATCCTTCGGATTTGATCAGAGTGGTTGTAGTCAGCGACTTTTAGGGAGTCTTTAAATTATGCAGAAAGATATGTCAAGTTATTATAATAGTCTAGATTATGTTTTAGACCGTAGCAAAGAATGTCTCAGGGAATTTGTGTCTACTGGTGATAGTAAGCATATGGAAAGTGTTAATCGTTATTTGGAAGTTGCTAATATTTATATGAGGGAAATTACTAAAAATGACTAAATATTTTGTAGAAATGAATTATGTTGTCGGTTATAGTACTAAATTTGCTATAGATTGTGATGATGATGAAACTCTGTATGATGTGTTAGAAAGTATGGATAGTGAATTTATGGAAAAGAATTTGGGTTGGAATGTTTGTAATTATGCTGAACCAGTTATCGAAAACTCAAGATTATTTGGTCCTAAAGATTCTGATGTTGCTGAAGTATCACAGAAGTTTTATGATGAATTTAATAAGACCAAGAAAGAAATATATGAATAATAATTCTCAAAAGACTGCTACTGTTGCTGCTATATACAACAATAAGTTGTTGCTATTAAAGCGTGGAGAAACTTCGCCATGGATGCCGGGTAAGTATTGTTTACCGGGAGGAATGGTAGAAGATGGAGAAAGTTTAACCCATGCTGCTAGTAGAGAATTATATGAAGAAACCAGAATAGCATATTTGCCCAAGTTATTTCAGAGCATAGATGTTAGTTATAGAGATACTATTAAAACTGTTTTTGTGGCAATTTTAAATAGTGATAAAGTTGTTCTTAATTTTGAACACAGTGATTATGTTTGGGCAGATATTAAGGATGTTGCTAAATATAAAATTGTGCCCGGATTAAGTAGCACAGTATTAACCCTTATACATTATAAGTATCTCAAATGAAATTTAGTAAAAGTAGAATAGTTTTTGAGATGTTCTATCTGCTAACAATAGTAGTAGTCGGAGTATTTAGCGGCCTCTTTATTGCTAAGACAGGAGTAGAGTATCTTAATAGAAAAGCAGGATTTATGTTAAATGCTTTTCATCATACTATAATGAATGATCAAGGATATGTTGAAATTGTTCCACCTAATCCTTCAGATTTGCGTTAGTTGCTCATAGTCAGCCAAAAATAGGAGTCCCTTATGCAAGATAAGATTGTTAATATTTCAATAAGTAAAAACGAAGCATGGAAACTTCTTGATGCTATTAAAAACTATCAGAAAGATTATGCATTAACAGCACCTACTAATAAGTTGTTTGATAATTTGACTAAAAAGCTAAATAGTATAGTATCAAGCTAATTGTTTGTTTTTTGATGATCTAAATATATTAGCTATCATATTAATAACAAAAGATCTAATTTGTTCATTTATATGATTTTCTTTAACTTCTCCAAATAAGTCCGCTACAAAATTGTGGTCTTGGTGAAAGTTGCTGAAATATTTAACACAGATAAAATCTATAGTACTTGGCGAAATAGTATTTGGTACTATAGTAGTGTCATATATTATCTTATCTAATTTTGATAGTATCTCGCTATCATTATCCTTATAAACATTCTCTATTCTTTTTCTTAGCCAATATAAAAATTCTTTTCCCTTACTATCATCCAACGAGTAGTCACTCATGATTTTAATTGCTATAATCTTTTTTATTCTGGTCAAATGGGACTAATGTATACTAGCATCACGGTGGTTATGGTCAAGAGAAAGAATACAGAAAGACATAGTATATATAACCTCCCCCGTGCTGCATAAAATATAAAAGAATTCTAAGACTCGTCAAGTATAATTGCATCTTATTTGTCTCAGCCCATCCTACGGAGTTGCGACAATGGAGACAGTCAGTTAAAATTGGCCCATACGATACTCTAGATTTTTAAAATCGGCCATTACAAACTATATGGTGGCCTATAAACGTAGTCAGGAGTAGTCTGAAACTCTTGTTGCCCCTTTGAGGTATGCTCATACTATATGGTATGAGGTCACAATGATACCCAGATCAGGAGTTTTATGAAACATTTATTCTGTCTACTATTAATGATATGCTTATCTAGTAATGCATATTCTCAGAACTATATTGTGCCTGTTGTTACTAATGTTCCGTTGCAACTAGTTCCAGTTTATACTCCAGTAGTTTATACTCCACTAGTTTATATTCAGCAACCAGTATATATACCATATCCATACTATACTTATCCAACTACCAATATTATTATACAACAAAAAAGATGTTGCTTATTTCCTCAGTGGAATTCAACATTTATACAATATGCATCTCCTCCCATTATAAGATACTAATGTAATACCCAAACTATTAGGATCGCCCGGATAGCCACAGTCAGCGAAATTATGAATAATTTTACTATCGATAAAAAAGAAGATACAGAAAAATATTATACAATAAAAGGATTAGAATCTTTTGTGGACGAAGATAACTATCCACGACTAGATAAAAATAGCGACAACGTTTTTGCCAAAGCGGTTAAAAATAAATTGTCCAAAAATTTTAATAGTGGAATTATTAACTATTCGTACTATATCAAAACTGATCCTAACAAAAATATATACGATCCTAGAACCTCGTATTCTATAGAACCAAAAATCAAAAAATCTTTCATAAATAGTATATGTAAAAATGTGTTAGTTTTTACTGAAGTTAGCCACAGTATTTTCACAAAATACATCAATTTTCTCAAAACAGAGAACAAAAAGTTATTACAAGAGATACAAAGGGAGATAAAATGATAAATAAAGAGTCTTTTTCTATACTTTTAGTAGCAACAATCACACTTTCTTTAGTATTTTTATCAAAAATCATGATAACAATGGCATTTTCGGGCTAAAATTGTGGAAATTATAGAAGTAAAAAATAGACCAGAACTATACTCTTTTTTTCCTAAAAATGGAGTTGGTGCAGAATTAGGAACTTGTCGGGGAGATAATGGGATACAATTATTTAATGCAACTTCACCAAGTCAACTGTATCTAGTAGATATTTGGGAAAGAAATGATCTAACTTATAAATATCATACTCCAGAATTATACTATGATGATTGGCAAGATTCTGTCAGAGAAAAATTGCCTCACCCTAATGTTCATCTAGTAAAACAAGATACTGTTCAGTGGCTAGAATCAATTCCTGACGATTTTTTAGATTGGATATATATTGATTCTGATCATAACTATTCCCATGTAAATAAAGAGTATTCTCTTGCTGTACAAAAAGTAAAAAGGGGAGGAGTAATATCGGGCCATGATTTTTATGCTCACGAAAAAGCATGGAAGACGGGAGTAATAAGAGCAGTATTAAATCAGATCAATAATAATAACATGATCCTTACTCATATTACCAATCAACAGTTTAGTTCCATACTGTGTAGAAATACTAAGCCATAAAATATTGAACGATTTTTACTTATTGCTTTTGCCCGTATGCAAAATGGCTAAAGTCTCCCTATGGGATTGACCGATAAACCCTATTGACAACCAGACTACCCTCTGGTATACTACTATGTATGTATGGGGATAATAAAAGTGTGTTATATGGGAAAAAAATGTATAGAAACGTATTATTAACCGATAAAGAAATTGCCCTATTAAAGAGTGTAATTAGTCAAACTCTACATGATAAAGTGAGTATTGACCGTAATAATTTGACCATTATTCATAATCGTCTAAGAGAAATCAAGCCCCTAGTTTCTAATAATCAATTCTTTAATTATGGCAAATAGGGTTGAAATGGGAAAGAAATCAAAAGAATCAGATCAGAAAGGGCTTATGACCCACAAATATGGTAAACCGCAAGGTAATGAGTTCCCTTATGGCAAAGAAATTTTACGTCAATTAGGAATATTTGAATTTGATGTGGTTGGCCGATTTTATTTATGAGACTATTAAAGAAAAGAAATGAAACCAACTCTTGCTGATGATATTGCTTATGCTATTAGTTGTGTTCAAGACTATAAAGATACTATAGATATTGACGGTGATGATAGTTGGAAAACCCATGATGAAATTAATGCACGAATTCACAGACTATTTCAGTTTTATTATCAATTAATAGGATACGATCCTTACGAGAAAAAAGAATGACAATAAAGTCTGGACATCACTATTTTGATGAAAATCAGAATATGAACTTTTTTATCAAAAATACATCCAAAGGAATATTTTTTTCTATTCATAACAATCAAACTATGACCACCGTTTTTACTCATGATTGTACTATAGAGCAACTAAAGGGATTGGCCGATTTTATCTATGAAACGATTGAGGAAAAGAAATGACTAAAGTTTATTGGATAGAAGAAGATGATATGGCCATTGTATTTGATGCTATTGAATTGCTGAAAGAAAATATGAAAAATCAGCAACAATTCGGTCTAAATAGCACAGTCTCTTATTCAGTAAAGGACGTTGAAAATCTTTGTACTAAGTATTATGGGTGGCCTTGGCCTAAACCCTTAACATTCCAAACTACATAAAAAAGAAAATGAATCAACTGTTGTTTGATATTATTCTATTTGGATTAATTTGTTTGTGTTTGTGGCGATTAGCCGATATTAGACACAGACTAGAAATGAATATTATTGTGGTTCAGAGTTTACAGCATCAACTTAATACATTGGAGAAGAATAATGACTCTTATTAAATGTTTTAGTAATGTTATTGGTCACAAAGAGGCTCAAGATTTGGTGGTCGATTTGAATCAAATGAAATCATCACAATCTGATCCTTTTTATATTAAGTACGATAAACACCAAGACTATTCCAAAGATGATAACTATTTGGTGGTGGGAAATGTTACGCAGAATGATTGGGATGAACTCAATCTGGATATGGATTTTATGATAGCAGATATTGTTTGAATATAATAGATAAATCTTTACCAGGAGAAAAATAATGCCTAATTATAAAGTAATTATTACAACAGAGTATGAATACGAAATAGTTGATGTTAACAATGAATGGCAGGCTGTTAATGCTGTAACCAATGATCCAAATTGTTTAATTCCTACACAGCATACCAATATGAAAATTAGTGTGGAAAAAATAGTCAGATGACGCAATAAATTAAAGTCTGTCTTGACAAGTGCCGATACTGTCGTATTCTTAGACGTATACTTTGGAGGCCGATATGAACTATTATATTGAAAAACATGATATGCAAATGATTTTGGATGCTCTTGAATGTTTGAGCGAACATCTGAAACACTATGAAGATAATAGTCCGAATTATCCTTGGACTGCTGATGAAGTAGACGGTCTTTTCCAGAGTTTTGATAATAGTTTTGTGGAGCATAAATAATGGTAACTCAAAAAATTTGGACAGATTTACTGGGTAAGCCCCAAGGTAATGAAATGGTTTGGGCTAGCGAAATAATTAGAGAAGTTGGTTTGCATAGATTTACCACTTTGTGGACTTTTGATAACAATACTCATGCAGTTAACAGTTTTGAACAATGGATGAAAGAGAATAACAATGAATGAATTAGTAGCCACTTATATATTTGATTCTAGTGTTTCATATGGCACATATGATGTTTATGCTTGTTATAGAGATATGACAAACTACGATAATCGCAAGGTAGATTATTATGATGTTTATGAGCGTAACGGTCAGTGTGTAAATGAAGGTCGTCCTTTTTATGAACTACCATCGTGGAATGATATTTACCAATACTATTGGTTGCCCTTGATAAGAGAAGGCGAAGATAATCTTAGAGATACAAAAATTTTGGAGAAAACAACATGATATATCTTTACCTAAATGAAACTCAGCGATTGGCCGAAATTGTCTCAGAACTTGTTAAACTAAATATGGGAGTTGTTGCCGAACTTCATGGCAACAGATGGCACATTGAGGTTACACAATGAAATATAGAATATCTGTAGAAAATGGTAATGTTGTAGTATATAAAAATGAACAACTACTAAAATTACCAAAAAGCGATGGAACAGAATTTGTGCCAATATTTGATTCTATAGAAGATGCAGAAATGTATTTACTATATGTAAAGGCTTGTTCTTAAACTATTATTCTTGTAGCAGTAAGAAATTATGGAGATTTTTACTGTAATCAATTATATACCAGTATTAATTAATGTATAGAAAACTTCTTATATTAGCCAGAGCAATAGATCATAGAGTAGGAAAAGATGACTATGATGCTCCAGACATTCCTATTTTGACACAAATTGAAGCATGGACCGCTTTTTGGATCAAATTAAGTATTATCTTGGTTAATTTCATAACTTGTGCTTTTATTATAGCCAATGTGATACATCATTGGTAAAATTGGGGTATATTAACCATAAGGAGAATTAATATGCGAACTAATAAATATCTAGAAGCAATACAAAACTATGTATCGTCTAAAGATATGAGTTATTGTAATTGTGGCAAGCCAAATCAAGTTCCCGGCTTTAGTTGTCGTCAGCATTGTCAACACGGTAAAGGCGAAACCACAGAAGCATTACAATATGGAAAACCCGGACCAAATGATCCAAGAAAAACTCCGGCACCGAAAAAAGATCAGAAAAAAGGATCTAAGAAAAATAAACCAGATAGTGCAAAAGACGACAAAGGCAAAATTACTCTTGATGATTCGGTAATTAAAAGATTACAAGCATTAGTTACCGAACATAACAAAAAAGATAAAGGTAGCAAGGCTACTCTTGGTATGTTAAAGGCTGTTTATAGAAGGGGAGCGGGAGCATTTAGTACTAGTCATCATCCTAATATGAGTAGAGATGGATGGGCAATAGCAAGAGTTAATGCGTTTTTATACTTGCTAAGAAATGGAAGGCCATCAAATCCTAATTACAAACAGGACAATGATTTATTGCCAAAAGGTCATCCTCGTAGTTCAAAATAGTTAAAGACGCTCTTGACTTTTGGTCGATACTGTGATACGATGAGGAATCGTAAGAGTTCCAATTTGGAGATATTATGTTAGTTACAAAAGACTTTTTTAAAACAGATGTTAACCGATTCGATATCGAATATAATAATGACTTTGATATTACTTTAGAGTTAAGTAATGTTATTAGTTGGGATATTCTAACAGTTAAAATGACCAAAGAGGAACTTAATGGTCTGGCAAATTTTATCAAAAATTTTCTGCAAACAAAAGCACAATCAAAATGATAGTAAAAAACTTGACCGTACTTTCTGGTTTAAATGTACAGATTCCTTGGTCGCGTCTTTTAATTAATGGCGATAAAAGCGTTGAGACACGCCCGTATCCGCTACCAGTAAAGTACGAAGGAGTTGAATTGGCGCTTATTGAAACGCCGGGTAAATATGGTAGATTCAAGTCTCAAATTATAGGAACTATTACTTTTAGTCATAGTTTTGAATATCCAGATAAACAATCTTGGATAGATGACTATAACAGACATAAAGTTGAAGAAGGAGACGAATTTTGTGACTGGAATGAAAATAAAAAGAAATATGGTTGGGTAGTGTCAAATATTAATAAGTTTGACAAGCCTATTGACCCGCCGCCTTCACGCGGTATAATATTTGTTAGTAACTGTGTTATTTCACCCTAAAGGAAGAATCTATGGTTAATTTTGGTGTTCTTGAAAAGAATGGTAAGTTTGTTGTCACCAAGAATAATGAACCAATTCTCTTACCAAAGAGCGATGGTGCAAAAATTGTGACAGAATTCGATAACAAGGTTGATGCAGAAAAATATTTGTCTATTCTCAAGCATTTAACCTCAAGAAAGACCAAAGTATGAAAGATAGATTTAATTTAGAGGACGAAATATCGACGTTACATTCTTTTGTTCAACAGTTAGATACTTTGAACGAAGGAATATTAGAGCATGATATGTCAAGAGATAATATCTCAAATGTTATCTGTGGTATAAAAGTTATGCTCGAACTTCATGCTGAAAAAATGTTAGACACAATGTGTCAATGTTTCAAACTTGATTCCTACAAACACTCACCCAATTTTGCAACGCAGTACCATGAATAAACTTCGCAAACAAATACTAAAATTTAAACAAAATGTAGGGTTCTATCTTAAAAATGAGTATAAGCCTAAATACTATAGTACATATAAAATGTACCCCATGTCTGTTCAACACATAGTTGAGAGTTATTATATGGGTGGTAATAATGTGCCAGATACCGCTCATGATGTTGTAGTATGTATGGTGAAGAATAATCTAGTATGAAATTTAAAACCAAAGCGACTTTTCTAATTAGTGGTGAAATTCATGATGAAGATTTTGCCATTAATGATATTCTAAATAGAATAGATATAAAGGTTAAGCCTTGGACAGATAATTCCAATAAAGAACTATGGCCTTATTCTGGACAACCATCTACACAAATTAGGAAATATACTATTGAGAGTATTAAAAGAATTGATAACTAATATATTTGTATTATATTACAATGCATTACAACCAATTGATTATATTATCATATGTTTAGCATTTTTAATAGGATATTTTTGTGCTTAAAACACAAGTTAGTATAAAACTGGACAAGCAGATGGATTGTAACTATATATGTAATCATATACAGAGTTTGATTAATCTTTTTTCTCAACAGAATATTGATTTATCTCAGTATTTATTAGTGTGTTCACTAAAAGAAATTACTAATACAGATCAAAACCTACTACCAAGAATAGGATATAATAATGAATAGATTTTACAGCGCATTAGAACAACATTATATTTCTAAGATCACAGAAGCAGTTGCTACTCTTGATCTTTATTTTAATAAAAGTGTTGGCATAGGTGAACACTCTGATATATTGGAAGAAATTAAAAAATATACAGATATGTTGGATGATGCTGATTCTAAATTGTCAACACTTAGAAATTATTTTAATAGTGATGGCACATTAAAGTAATGATGTTTTATGCTACTCAAAGAATTTTTAACACTAAATATTGGAGATATCGTATACAATATCTTCAGGGAAGAATTGGTAATCAACCAAATAATTACAGACTCAAAGAACAATGAGCATATAGCGATTTGTGTTAATACGGGTTTGTTTGTCGAATCATATCCATATTCTTTATTGTATACTAATTTTGATGATTTATGCGATGAAGAAAAGGGGTTTATAGTTTGGGCGGCCACAAGGAAAAATGAACTTTTAGATTTGCATGATCATAGTATGGTAGAAAAAATACAAAAAGCATATCTTCAAGGATATGCTAATGGATTTTCTAGTAAACCTAAATGTTCTGGTGGAAATTGTAAAAGGAATTAATATGCTTTGGACACAGGTTAAAAGTTGGGCAAAAGATCATGGTTACTCATCTTTTAGAGAAAAAGTAAAAAATGAAGATAATAAATACGATTATTATTGGACAAAAGAAGATGATCCTACCGTAACAGGATTGTCTATAAGTGTTAGTAAATTGGCTAAAGATATATATAATCATATAACTAATAATGCTCATATTAAATATCAAGAAGAATATTCTTTTAATAAAGAAGAGATAAAATTTACTTTGAGCGATTATTAAGTGTAAATTCCTAATAGGGATTTATACTATGATAATTGAAAATTATACACTAATTAAAATATTAAAGAAAACAAAAAACAGTTCTATATGGCTTTCTGAACATAAAAAAAATCAAAAGCAATATGCTATAAAGATAGTTCAGATAGAGTCTGCTAATGCTTATAAAATGTTCAAAAATGAACAAAATCTTTTATTAAGATGTAATCATCCAAATATTATCCGCATACATGAGTCTGGAGAACTTTCACTACCCAAAAAGGTTAATTACTGTAAATGGATACCGCAAAAAATAGGTTATTTAGTTTTAGATTTATTACCATATTCTTTAATAGAGTATGCTAATATTAAAGGAATTTTATCAGAACTAGAAACAATGTATTTTGCAAGAGATATATCTGAAGCAGTAAAGTATTTGCATGATAATTCTATTACTCATAGAGATTTATCTTATCATAATATTATGATTAACAATCATAATGCTATACTTATAGACTTAGGAATATCTATTGATGAACATAATCACAAATGCGATAAATGTTCCAATACTATATCTGGAACGGTAAGATTTATATCACCAGAACAAATGAATGGAGCATACGGTAATATTCAACAAAACGATATTTATTCTATTGGCTGTTTGATTCATTTTATGTTAACTGGTAAATTTACACATAAACAACAAATAAATATTATAGACTTTATTAAAGATAAAAAACATAATATACCATATATAGTATATGAAAATAAAAAAAATATATCTCAAGATATATTTAATTTAATTAGAGATATGTTACTACCATCAAAATATAGAATTAATATCGATTATGTTATACAAAGAATAAATACTATCATAGTGAATCTTCAATATGATAAGTGTCTGATTGACAATTTTGTGAGATAGGATATCATCAATTATGACAGACGATGAGAAACAAATATCTAAGACACAAAGCATATCAATCACATTAGCCTCGATATTATCCGCTATAATTAATGGAATAGTTGGATATATTGCAGTATATTTTTTCAAACCAGTGTGGGAAAAAATCGTTAAATGGTGGCATGGTAAAGAGGAATAATTATGAGCGTAAAATTAGTAAGTGTAACGCCGGATGCAGAAAAAATCATATCATATTGCGCTAGAGTATCTAATCCCAAAGGACAAGATAGCGATAACTATACTAAATTACTAAAATATTGTATTGATCATAAACATTGGTCAATATTTGAAATGGCCCAATTAACTCTGGAAATAAACACAACAAGAGGATTAGCAGCTCAAATTTTACGTCACAAAAGTTTTAATTTTCAAGAGTTCTCACAAAGATATGCCGATACAACATTATTGGCAGAAGATATTCCATTGTTTGAACTTAGGAGACAGGATACTAAAAATAGACAAAGTAGTATAGATGATATGTCAGAAGAAATAAGATCAAAGTGGAATACCAAAATAAGAGAACACTTTGCGAAAAGCAAGGCTTTATACGACGGTATGATCCAAGATGGAGTAGCAAAAGAGTGTGCAAGATTTATTTTACCTCTCGCTACACCAACTAGATTATATATGAATGGTAATTTACGTTCTTGGATAACATATATTTCTCTCAGAGAAAAAAATGGTACTCAAAAAGAACATATAGATATCGCAAAACAGTGTAAGCAAATATTTTGCGAGCAGTTTCCAAATATAGGAGATGCTTGCGGTGGCCCAAATAATGAATGGAGTATATGATGCTAGAAGAATATTTAGTAACAGGTCAGGGTTATGAAAAAACTGATAATTATAAGCAAACCCTAATTTTGCACGATACTTTTCAAGCCAAAGACGAACATGATGCTAAGAATCAATTTAGTGCAAAATTTGCATTTACCCATAATCTTTTAAATATTTATTCTGCAATAAATCTTAGTAGTTCATGATTACTGTTACAAAACAACCATTTAATTGTGTTTGGGTAAAAGCAGACTCTCAAAATGAACTTGCTAATACTTTTATTAGATTTCAAGAACATTATGAAAGTCCTAATCCAGAATTTAGAAATAAAATTTTCACTATAGGTCAAATTAGATCTTGGTATTCTATTCATTACGGAGCAAATACTTATAACAAAGACTGGTCTGGATTTAACATTCCTAGCACAGTTCTAACTCCTTTTCGTAAAGGACTTTTCGATCCATTAACAAAAGAAGAAACTGCCCTATTAGAAATACTAAAATATAGGCATGATAATTTCTATATTATAGGCGCACAAAATAAATCTGTATTAAGGCACGAACTATCTCACGCTCTGTTTTCTTATTCTGTAAAATATAAAATAGATATTAATCTTATATGTCAAAAATACAAAAAAGAACTTAAAAAATCTGTACAATACATTCTAGATAAAGGATATGATAAAAGCGTTATTAATGATGAATTGCAAGCATATATTACTGATAATGATGATGAATTTATAAAAACACATACTCCACAAAATATTATTGATCAAATTAATCAACTATATACCTATCATAGTAGTAAACATTAAAGTTTTTCTTGACAAACGCCGATACTGTGGTAAGATGCTATCAAAGGAGTCATTATGATCAGATTTGGTTTGTGTTGTATTAGTCTCAAACTTAAAGAGCAAGGTCTTAGTCATCAGACTATGACATACAAGCGTTTTTCTTCGCTTCCAAGAGAGGAAGCCCTCAAAATTCTAGGCGAAAGAATTCAAAATAATCTCATGGTAACGAATGAAACCATCAAGTTTTGTTCAGAAAATAACTATGTTTATCGTGTTAGTAGCGATATTTTTCCTCTCATAACTTATGATGAGGCTAATGTTAGTTTAGAAGATTTACCTAATCATGATGATATTCAGGACGAGTTTGATAATATAGAACAAACTATAAAAAGTACTAATGTTCGTGTCTCAGCCCATCCTTCAGAGTATAATTCGTTAGCAAGTTTATCGGAAAAGGTTGTAGAAAAAACTATTACAGAACTAAATTTTTATAGCAGTTTTTTTGATAGAATTGGTTTGCCGGCCAATACAAATGCTGCCATGAATCTTCACGTTCATAATAACAACGGAACACGCGAAGAAATTAGTCATAGATTTTATGAAAATTTCAAACGTCTTGATGAAAATTGTCAAAAACGAATGACAATAGAATGTGACGATAAACTAAATTGCTGGAGTGTTCGTGAATTAGTAGATATCTTTCATCAGATAACTCGCATACCAATCTGTTTTGATTATTTACATCATAAATGTCATTCAAATAATACTCCAGAAGTTGAAGCAATTAATATGTGCTATGACACTTGGAATACAACTCCACTTTTCCACTATTCAGAGTCAGCACCGGGTAATAATCCCCGTAAACACGCTGACTATGCTACACAACCGATTAATACTTATGGACTTGAATTTGATCTCGATTATGAAATTAAAATGAAAGATTATGCTATTAAACAATATCAAGAACTTTATCCGACTTTCGGATGTTATCAGCAGCCCACAATGGCTGCAAATTAGAATAATGAAAACATTTTTTCTGTTGTTGTGGGTCAGTTAAATTAAAACTAGCACAAGGTTTGATATGATCAATATGCCAACCATTTCTACCATAATTCTCCCAACTCATATCATCTCTAAATTTAGACTCTAGATATTTTTTAAGATTATCTATACTACAGCCTATAAGATCTACCGTTCTAGTCCCATTCTTTTTCATTAGCCCCCTCATTCTTCTTGATAAAGTCATTTTAATCCTAAAAGCCGGATCGTTCCGATATCTATTGATAGTGTACTTAGCACGTTTGTTTCTTATTTTTTCTTTATTTTTTATCTGATAGTTTTTAACATCAAGCAATCTCTGTTTTCTATGCTTAATATATTGTTGCTTTTGTCTTTCTTTAATTTTTTCAGGATATAGTTTTGCTTCTAGTTTTTTTTCTTCAAGTCTTTTATCTCGGTATTTTTGATAGCATTTTTTATTGGATTCTAATACCTTATAATGATTTTTTTGTCTATACACTATCTTTTCCGCAATTCTTTTTTTTTGATGTTTTTGATACATTTTTTGATTATATAGTTTGTGACACGGTTTACATTTTGCCATTAGTCCATATTTTCCGCCTTTTTGTTTATTAAAATATTCATTAGTAGCAGGAAGTTTCTCTTGACACACTTTGCAAATTTTGGTATAATCCATCGTAACACCTAACAAAAAACGCCCAAACAACAATTAGTGCGAGTAATTGCGGAAAGAGCGTTTTCTGATTATTATATTGTAGATTTGGTATCTCGCACATACCACTAATTGATACACCAAAAGGAATATTAGTATGAGTGCATGGTTAATTGCTTTTACTGGCTGCTTATATTTTTATGTATCTTTGGAACAGTTATATAAAGGTAATACTGGTATGTTTATAGCATATTTGGGGTATTCTTTTAGTAATATAGGACTATATCTATTAGCAAGTAAATAATATGAATAAAAAGCCACAACTCAGACCATTAACAGATAATCCAAAAGTAAAAGATGTAAAAAAAATTCCTTTGAAATCACTTCAAAATGATTCAAAAGAACTATTAACAACCTTAGATAGTGATAATATCTACAAGCCAGACCCATACCAGTTAGATAAAAAAAACTAAAGACGGTCTTGCTCTTGACCCGATAAGTAGTATATGCTACAATGGTGGCATGGGTCGCTACCATTTTGGAAACATTTATGAAGATATTGGACAAGACAATCAAAAGAGCATATAAGAGTTGGCAGCCTCATCCTCTTATACGTTGTTATCATTATGCTGCGGCTTTTGATAATAACAAAATGATAGCATTCGCAGGAAACAATCCTATACGATTTAGCGCAAAAGCATTTAGAATGGGTGAAAGATTTAACATATCCACCTATAAGGAGTATCCGTTTCCTCATGCTGAAAGTCATCTTGTTTCTAAATTGTTGGATCGCTATAATTCCATTGATATTAATTGGAAGATTGTTGTTCTTAGGATTAATAGAGAAGGAAGAATATTACTGAGCAAGCCGTGCAAGAATTGTCAAAAAATTCTCGATGCTCTAGAACTATATAACATTTTTTACAGTACGAATGAGGATTATTTTACCAACAACTCTGAAGATATTTTTTATTCGTCCTTGACACGTTCAAACCTTTTGGTATAATTGAGGCTGCTATGAATTGTATTTATTGCAAAACTGATGTTGGAATTGACCGATACGAGTTTCTTGTGGAAACTGGACGAAAAATTATTTGTAAAGAATGTAGTATGGAACAAAGGGCTGTGGGTTTTATGAATTTTTCTCACAAAACAGCACCAGATTTGGTTGTTTGTCCAGCAAATGCTAAGGAAACATTAAGAATTCTTCATCGTGCTAATCGTCGTGCTAGATAATTTTATCTTTTTTTATTTTCGGAGAACAAAATGACCTGGTTAGAACTATACAATTTTTTACACGAACAAGCAAATAGTATTAGCAAGCATGGAACTTTTGATTGGCAGGGAGAAGTAAAAGTTTATGATGCCGCAAACGACGAAATTAGTTATTGCGACACTTATTTTCTCACAGACGAAAAAACTAATGTAACAAAGTTTGTTTTAATGACCAATGTGGAGAAAGAATAATGGAACTTCAAGTAGAAGGATTATTGTTTAAGCAAATCTCTAAGCCTAAAAATTATATTGGCAATAAGATTGTAAATGTTTATGATGATAAATATAGAATAAATCTATATTGTGAATTTGAAGAAGATCGATTGGTCAAAAAAAGAATTTGTGGAAGTTATTTTGTTAGATTAGTTAATAAGTCAAAACTAGATATTATACACAGTTCTGACAAGGTTTGAGACTATGGATCAAGAATTACAAAATGCTCTATTTGAAAAATATCCTCAACTATTTTCCAATAGGGGTAAGTCTCGTATGGAATCATGTATGTATTGGGGTATAGAATGTAACAATGGTTGGTATGAATTATTATCCTCTATTTGTTGGAGAATATTTCAACATGAGCAGAATATCTATGAAAGAATTGCGACAAGAAATAAATTCGGCACACAAAATGACCAATCTGATCTAGACTATGTTCCTGTTAAATTTGATCAAATAAAAGAAAAGTTTGGTGGACTTAGAATATACTTTAGTGGCGGCGATGATTATATTGAAGGTGTTGTAGACATGGCAGAAGAGTATAGTTATAAAGTGTGTGAGGTTTGTGGTAATAGTGGTAAACCAAATAAAGGTGGATGGATAACTACACTATGTAATAATTGTAGAAATAAAGATAAAGAGTGGATTCCTCCAGAATTCCCCGGCTAAAAAGAAAGAAATATACCATGAAAATTAAACATTTTCCAATAACTGATACTGATAAAGTTTGTAAACTCTATTCTGAAAAGGATGGAGTAGCAATTAAGCACGTTTGTACTACAGAATTTCATGATACTATTGCTGATGTATTTTACAGAGAAACTCCACATCCAGAATTTGGTAATAAATATTTTGCAATATTGTTTCGTAACAATAAACCATATATAGCCAATGCTGATGTAGTAGAAGATTTAACTTTTGGCATGGTAGAAAATGATGAGGGAAATCTAGAATATAGCGTTCATCGTCATGATTATAAGAGTTTTAATAATGGCAATATGATTGATGGTGGGCGTGATTATATTCGTTCTAGTGGTAAAGTCAAAGTATTTGTTATTCGTGATGGAGTTATGAAACATTTTGGAGCAAATGATGAAGACCATATTTGAATTCGATCTTCCAGAAGATCAAAGAGAATACGAGATAATGAGCAAGTCATTAAAGACCCAATCATTTTTATGGGAGTTTAGTCAACAATTACGAGCATGGTATAAATAAGACCCAATCATTTTTATGGGAGTTTAGTCAACAATTACGAGCATGGTATAAATACCATCATGATTTTAAAGATGCTAATGATGCATTAAATAAGATTAGAGAAGAATTTTATAGGTTACTTAATGCTCACGAAGTCAATATTGATTTATGATTAACAAACAATATTATGAACTTAAAAGTATAGTAGAAAAACTTTGTTTAGAGGCTATACAAGATCAAAAAGATAGAGAATCAACTGTTGGTTATGGTCTTGATGACTATAATGAAGGTAGGATAGTTGGCGGTGCCGCGTTGGCACGAAAAATACTCAGAGAAATTAGAAGTTCTTCTTAAAAGAAAGGTTTATTATATGAAGAGTTGTGGTTATTTTGTGGTTGCTGCGTTTGCTAGTTTTGTTTTTAGTGTAACTTTATGGTTTCTTGGAGATGGCAACGTTAATAGGGATCAGGCTGTTTTCGTTGGACTTTGGGTGCCTAGTATTCTTAGTTTAGGAAATCTTGTCAAATGAGTAACTTTACTATATTTATAGTTGGTCTAGTTGTAACTCTCATTACTGGAATGGGGGTTATCACTAGTCAAGTTTTTATTGGTTATAGCAAGTTTAAACTTCCACAACTAAAAAAATATGATCAGTTAATTGAAATCCAAAATTAAAACAAGGAGATTAATATGTACACAATGATAACAGTAGCGTTTATAGTATTTTCTGTTGGATTGTTTGTTTACACACTGTATGAATGATGCTATTATAATTAGCGACATTCACTTAGGTAGTGATGTTTGCGAAAGTAAAAAACTATCTAATTTTTTAGAGTCAATAGATTCTAAAACAAATAGATTGATTATTAATGGCGATCTATTTGATAATTTAGATTTTCGCAGACTAAAAAAGAACCATTGGAACATACTATCTTTGCTTAGAACATTAAGTAAAGATACTGAAATAATTTGGATAAGAGGAAACCATGACGGTGATGCTGAGATTATTTCTCACTTAATAGGAGTAGATTTTAAAGACGAATACTCTTTTGTGAGTGGAAATAAAATAGTATTATGTTTACATGGTGATAAATTTGATGATTTCATATATAAATATCCTAAAACCACAAAGGTAGCAGACTATTTATATAGAACAATTCAGAGATTTGATAAAAGATTCCTACCAAAATTTATTAAGAACCGATCCAAGATTTATTTGAGATGCACAGAAAATATGATTAATAGTTCTCGCAAATATGCCGTATCAAAAAGTGTTGATGTTGTGTGTTTAGGACATACTCATCATCCAATGATTGACAAGAGCCATTCTGTGTGGTATGCTAATAGCGGATGCTGGACAGAAAAAGATTGTTCTTATTTATCTTTAAAAGATGGTCAAGTGGAATTAGAGTTTATATGAAATATTTAGTAACTGGCGGGGCCGGATTTATAGGAAGTCATATAGTTGACCAATTAATACAGAATGGTCACGAAGTTATTGTACTAGATAACCTATCAACTGGATCATTAGAAAATATCAATACATCTTGTTCTTTTATTAATATTGATCTATCATTAACTCCAATAAAAGATTTATCACAACACTTTAAAGAAGTCAGTGCTGTATTTCACTGTGCCGCTTTACCAAATGTTCAATTTTCGATAGACTATCCGTATGAATCAAATAACAGTAATGTTGATACCACTATTAAAATTTTAGAGTGTATGAGACAAAATAATGTCTCTAAAATTATTTATAGTAGTTCATCATCAGTATATGGAAACTGTGAACATTTTCCAACCAACGAAAAAGAAAACATTAAACCAATAAGTCCATATGCTCTACAAAAATACATAGGCGAAGAGTACATTTATCTGTATAATAAACTATACGATATAAATTATGTCATACTAAGATATTTTAATGTTTATGGTGAAAGAATGACCTCTACTGGCTCTTATGTTAGCGTATTGAGTCATTTTTATAGATCATTAAAGAACAATCGACCACTAAATATTTGTAATGATGGTAATCAAGAAAGAGATTTTGTTTATGTGAAAGATGTTGCTAATGCTAATATATTATCTCTTAATGATTGTGCCAATAATACTATTCTAAATATTGGTAATGGAAAAAGTTATAGTATAAATACTATTGCTAATTGGCTTAATGCTGAAAAACAATATAATGAAACTAGAATAGAACCTAAAATAACATTAGCAGATATTTCATTAGCAAAAGTTAAATTAAACTGGCAACCAAAACAAGATCTAAAAGAATGGGTATTATCATTTTATGGTTTGTCCTAATTGTGTTAGTCCATATAAATGTAATGGCCCTCATATTTTTACTTTGAGCGACAAAGTTTACAAATGTGAATACGGATATTTTATTTTAAAAGACGAATGGGTTTTTGTGCCAATAGAAACTGAGTTCTCTTCCGATACTTTATTTACTATTACTGATACTTTAAGGAATCTAAATGAGTCTCACGCAAGAAGATATACAAGATATTAAGTCTGTGTTAAACGAACAATTTGACTATATTAATAGACTAATGCCGTTGGTATATGCTGCAAACAAAGACCCCAAAGATTTTCAAACAATATACGAATCCATAGTAGATTGTAATAAAATTATGATGGAGATAATTAGTGGGCCTACTGGTGGAATTGAAAAATTAGTGGAAAGAAACGTATGAATTCAAACGAACTAGATATTATCAAAGAAAGATACGAGAGTGCTAAAAAACTAGCAGAAGAATTGTGGCTGGACGGGGATCACGAAGGAACCCCGAATGATTTTTATTATTTTCAGTGTGGGTTTGTAGCAGGAATGAATTATAAATTGTATAAGGATTTTTCTGATGAAAACTAAGAAAAATAAGTTTAATTGCGATCTTAATGGTGGTATCATAGTTGTGTCGGCATTAAGATATGCTCTTGGGCGTCATAGTTATGTGCCGGGAGCAGTTCAAGACTGGATTAGTCTACACTGGGATAATCTTGATAGTAATACTAAGATTGTTATTTTGAGAGATGTTTTTGAACACCTATATGATGATAGCAGACCTTCAGCATATAGAACCAGTATGACTGATTATGATTTATCAACATGGAAAAAGTTTGGTATTGAACATTATTGGAAATTAGATTATAATGAACGAAAAAGCGTTGATATGAATTTTAGTGGGGATAAGAGTGTTTGGCTGGTTGAACAATTATATGGAACACAATCAGCATGACAACGCAAAATGCCCCAAATTGGAAAAAGGGTGATATAATTTGTCTATTAAATATCTATGATAGAGTAGAATCAGTTTTTGAAGCAGAACACGATCCTTATTATGAGAAAATACAATGAAAAAGAAAAGTAAAAAGCCTAGTAAAAAGAAAACAGATAACGTACATGAATCATTGGCCGTACTTAAACAAATGATTCTTAATCTTGAACAACAAATAAAAGAATTAAATACCAAAGTAGATCAACTAAGATATTTTCAACCATATATTCCGAAAGATAACAATCCTCCTTCGGTAACATGGCCTAATAATCCACAATCTCCTTTGTCTCCAACATTACCTCCACCTAATCATCCACAACCGTATGTTGTGTGGCGCAATAGTCAACCACAACCTGCTATGACTATCAAAGAATCAGCACTAAAAGAGTGCAAAAATCAATTTTATAATCATAATAGTGATATTGGTTGGGACGCTATTGATAAAGGATTACAATGAAAAAGAAAACTACAAAAAAGAAAAACAAACCAAAAGTTGATCCTATTCTATCTAGACTAGATAGGTTAGATGAATCAATTTTACAATTAATTGATGCAGTCGAGCAATTAAAATTTAGACTACCTTATGTTCCTCTTAATAAAGAGAAAAATTGTCCTTATCCAGTAGACCCTGTTGTGTGGTGGTAAATGAATATTTGTGATGAACTTAAAAAAGTTCAAGAGATCACTGATCCCAAAATTATAGCAGAAACAATTTGGATGGCGGATAGACCTCGTACTTGGAATGAATGGTTTAGTTGGACATTCTTTAGAAGATTTAAACATTTGATCAAATGAATAAACTCACCATCGCTATAGATTATGACGATACATATACTGCTGATCCATCATTTTGGAACAAAGTTATAGAATTAGCAAAAGATCATGGTCATAATATGATTTGTATTACGGCACGAAGAAATATTTTAGAACATCGTCAGGAAGTTATGAAATCTCTACCAGAGGGAATAGAAACATATTTTTCTTATGATGAGCCTAAAGCAGATTATATTAAAAGACAAAATATAGTCGTAGATATATGGATTGATGATAGTCCCGGTTGGATTGTAGGAATAACATAGTATGAAAGATTTTCAAGATTTAAACCAAACATTGAGTCAAGATGAACTAGATAAAATGATCGCTGAAACTATATGGATGGCGGATCGTCCGCGAACATGGAAGGAGTATTTTGGTGATTTATTTGGTGTTGAAATAAAACTTTTTCATCCTTTTAATTTCTTGTTTTATAAAAAACCTAACATAGATCTAAATTGGCATCCGTCTGACGATCTTTATCAGTATGGTTTTAGTTTGGACTTAACCACAGAAATGTATTACTATACATATGATTGGGGAAAGGGTTTTAATTGTCGAATACTTGGGTTTGGGTTTGAAATAGTAAGGATTGAACGATGACATATAAAAAATTTATTGATAATATTGAGAATATCTATGCGGATCAAGGTGATAAACCTGAGTCTGAGCGACTAAGGTACGGACAAATTATAATGATGCAACTGTGGAACGTCTGGCCTAAAAAATACCACGAAATTATAGAATCAGATAAAAACCCTTTTTATTGTGATATAATGCATAAAAAACCATATGATCTTTTAAGTGAATTGGAAAAAGAATGGCCTGTTTTTCCGGCCCCAAGTGAAGATCAAGTGCGTATTCAACGACTAGAAAAAAAGATTAAGAAACTTCAAGCCAGAAACAAAAAACATCGCAAGAATCTAGAATTCTATAAAAGAATTACTAGAAATTTTCCATGGGTAGAAAAAGATTATTATGCTAGAGAAGAAAACGCTCAACTCAAAAATGAATTACATTTAAAAACTTGGGCGGTTAAAGGACTGCAACACGACTTAGAATATCTTGACAATCAGATAACAGATGATATGATCTCTACCATAGAGCAGTCAAACGCCTGCTACGATCCTCTGGTAGAAAAAGTCATCAAGATCATTAAAAACATTAAAAAAGGTATAAATTTACATCAAATTAGAAAGAACAAGAATGAAAACTGATATGTTTGTTTGGTTCTTAATTTTTATCGTTATACTTGTTATAGTTTGTCCATTTATCACCATATGGGCGATGAATACTTTGTTCCATACTAATATCCCAATGAATATATGGACATATTTAGCAACCTTGTGGCTTACTGGATTAGTTACTGGTGGAGCAGGAGTTAGAAAATGATTCTTCTAACAAAAGTATTGTGCTTCTTTAATTTAGTATTGGGTGTGGTTAGTTTTCTTCCATGTTTAATGGCAGGACTAATGAGCATGGATAGTCCTCAAGCACAAGATAGTATATTGGCTCATATAATGATGTGGATTATATTAACTTTTCCCGTTGTTTGTTTTATCTGTTCAGCTATTCCTGTGGCTCTTAATCGTTGGTCGCTTTGTGTTGCTGTTTTTCCAATAGTTCAAGCATCTTTATTTATCACAACGCTATGGATACTATCAAAATGAACGATCTACCACAAATATCAGTAATGAGTTTAAAACCAGAAGATGTGCTAGTATTCTCTACTGTTGATAAACTAAGTGCTGAAACTTATCACAGAGTTGAACAAAAAATTATTAATTGGAAAAAAGAGAGTAACATCACTAATAAACATTTACTATTGACATCAGCATTAGAGCTAAAAGTATTAAGACCCGAAGGTATAGATAATGCTCCTATTGTAGAATATAAAACCACTACTACCGATTGGCAACCTTATAATAAGGATTAACTAATGTTAGGGAAATATAGCCCAACAGTTACAGAAGCATATCAACAAGACATAAATTGGTTTAGTAAATACGCTGGCGTTGACCAACATGGCACAGATAATCTTTATGATCCCGAAGGATATGATATGTACGGATATGATAAAAACAATATGGATCGTGCGGGTAATTTAGAGTCTGATTATTCTTTAATTTGCACCCACTGTGGACAGATGATGACTACATTATATCATAGTGTACTTGATTATTGGACTTTTGATAGAATTAAACCAGTAAATAGGAAACCAACATGAGCTTGCTAAAAGGTTTTACCAGTTTATTTGATTGGATGTTTCCACCAAAAACTTATCAAGAATTAACTGAGGAACTTGATGAGAAGATGCAGGACTTATATGAAACAAAATAAAACCGTGGAAGAAGTTTATGGTACTGTAAAAACAGTTACTTCATCACAATTCTTAGAAGAAATGTTGAGACTTGTACCGTCTGGACAGTTTCAGCCGTATGCTTATTACAATGAGGATATGGATAGTATACAAGTTTATTTTAAAGATTCTAGTTCGTATACACAACCTTTAAATAGAAACGTGGAAGTTCATTTGTGTCATGATTCTAACGAAATTACTGGAGCAACCATACTAAATATCAAAAGACTATTAAATAAGGATAATTTTGATGCACAAAACTGATCACAATAAATTAATACAAATACGCAAACTTCTTAAAGAAGCATATGACCACTATTTTCAACACTCTGATGGTCATTGTAAAAGTGTTGAAGGTAATATAAGTTTAGAGTTTGGAGATTATTGGAGCGATAAAGAATGTGAATGCAAAATTACTGGAGTTTCAATATATAGTTATGTTCTTGGTTCGTCTAGAAACCATTATTTTGATACTTTAGACGAAGCATTAGAAACAGTTAAAAAATGGCATAATGAAGAAATGTCAACAGATTATAAAGAACAAGATAGACTCGAAGAAGAATACTATAAAAGACATTATCCAAATGGATATCTCGTAAATCCAGATTTAAAAATTGACAAAGATTATTGGGGAGGACCAAAAATTGGATAAAGAACTTCCAGATGTATCACCGTCTTGGTGGGATAATGAATATGAAGGAACTTATAGTGATGATCCAGAAAATGGTTATGCTTATGATATCGGCAATAAAATTCAAGAGTAGATTACTACTAATAGTGTGTTTGTTTGCGTGTTTTGTTGGTTGTGAAACTTATAATCACAAGATTAAAGTTACTAGACCAGACGGTCATGAACAAATTATAAGTATCACAAGTTTACATCAAAAACCAAATGTTTATCCTAATACTAGCGGTAATCTTAGAGTTACTGGTTCGGGATATGTTGCTCCAATAGGATGGAATATAGATATTATAATGGAAGCAGAGAAGGAATAAAATAATGATAAGAAGCCGAATCAAATACTGGAGTTGCTCTAAAATTGCAGATTGGATTAGAGGAAAAAAGAAACCATTTGCTCTATCTTTAGAAGATTGGGAAAGTTGGAGAAACAAACAAAAAAAAGAAAGACCGTGGAGATATTGGATGAGCGACACATTACTACACAAATTACAAAATCTAGTTTGTTATCCATCTGATCTTTGCTATAGCATAAAATGCTATGTTCGTAATAGATATATAACACAAACACACAATCTAAAAACAGGTCTAAAAAAAGGACAATGGTACGATCTTGATACACGAATTCTGCACGGCTTATTTAATGAATTAGTAGAATTTGTAGAGAAAGAACTGTCCCACCTAAGCAAATGGGATCGAAATAAAAAGTACACTTTTAAAAATGGCCGATCTGTTGAGGCAGCATACGATTATTTTGAGTGGTCAAGTAATTTAAGATTTAATGAAGAAGACTATGGATGCGACCCTAATGATCCAGATTATAATAAATTGACTCCGCAAGCAGAAGCATCAATTAAAATACGAGAATTGTATGAGTGGTGGACTAAAACTAGGCCCAATCGAGATGATCCTTATGATATTATCACAAAAACAACTCATGGTAAACATTACTATCGTTTAATAGATGAGATGGAAAGAAGTTACGAAAGAGAAGATACTGACAAGTTGATCGAACTAATTAAGATTAGGAGTCATTTATGGACATGAAAGCAGATTTAGAGTATGATTTGTTTAAAACAGATTGGATAGTATCTAAATGCAAGAACTCTAAGTATGCTCAAAATCTTTATGCTGCTCTTTGTAATAATAGATTTTTTAAGAACGATGAAGAATGGACTTGTTCGTGGAGACATTCTGGCGGAATAGTTGCAGAACTAAGAAATACTTTTAAAGACGATTTGACAAAAAAAGAATATTATGTGGATTGGTATTGTTCTGGCATGGCAGATATTGAAGGATATCTTCCAGAAGGAGAAGTTTCATCAGAAATCACTAATGACTTACTAAATTTGGGATGGCATATTAGACCCTATGAACCAAAATTAGAACCCAAAATTTATAGGAATGTATGGTAATATGAAAAGGTTCAAAAAGAAAAGCGTTGATGTTTTAGCAGAAATAATTTGTGATATTTGTGGTGGATCTTGCTCATATGAAAATTTTGGTCATGAATATGCCTCAATAGAAGCAGTGTAGGGATATGGATCAACTATGGACGGTAAAGAATATGAAATACATTTATGTGAATCATGCTTTAAAAGCACTATAAAATATCTAAAAGCAAGAAGATATTCATTCTTAAATTGTGATGCTAATTTAAACAGTTATTATCCTTTAGATGGAAAATAAAATGATTAATGAAAAAAATGCTAGTGGAACAAAAGGTTTTTTAATGTGGAATACTAAAGCTCAAGATTTTGTATTCAGAGTTTATAACAAAGACAAAAGTTTTAGCGATTATCGAATATTATGTGAAGAACTAGAACTCACTATAAACAGTGATCATTATAGTTTATTTACTACAGATAATAGAAAATATATAGATTTCTCTAGTAAAAACACCGCAAAACAAAAAAATTAAAGACTGGTGGTTGACAAGGCCGATAAGTATGATATACTTGAAGAAGATTCGCTAACCAAAAGGAGAATTTTCCATGCCAAAAGGATGTAAGTCATGCTCGTCGTGCGGCTTTTGTACTGGTCCCCGTGCGTATATTTGTCCAAAGTGTAATACTCCGTTTGTATTAAAAATCAAAAACAAGGGTAGAAAAAATAGAGTAGTACGAGATTTTGATTGGCACGAACTGGTTCGCGGTGATTTAATTAAGGTTAATGGAGGCCCATACTTTATGAATAATGACGGCGAATACGTTCCTATGGGCTATCGTGGAAGATTTAGTGTGCAGGGAATTGACGATAAGGGTATCTTAGCATGGAGTACGGAAAAAGATGGTGGTTATTGTCACATTTATATGGGACCAACTTATCACGATAAAAATACTGGCTTGAGAAAAACTCCGCATACTCTACTTAAAATAAAAAAGAAAGAAGAAGTATGAATAAAAAGACCATTCAAGAATTGTGCGACTATAGAGATCAAATTCTTAAATGCTTAGAATCTATCGAGAATATTTTGCGACAAAACAAAGAGTGTGAAAAAGAATATTATCTGGCCCATTCTCATTATATTCCTCAAATTATCACCGCTCTTACCAATGATTCAAGTTGGTTGCCGAGAGGAGAATATACATTACAGAATACTATTGATAACTTAAATGATCAAATTTCTGATAAAAACTTATTCTCAAAAGGTGTAAAGAAATACATATTCTAATTGGAGATATCATGAATATTTATGCAATAAGTAACTTGGATGCCTATGCTGATGAGATGAGAGTAGCAGCAGCAAATAGTATTAGTAAAGATTATTCAGAAAATTTGGATGATTTTATTACTATTCATCAACTCAAGAATTTGATAAAGCAATATTCTAGTGGAATAGATGAGCAGGATAGGATCATTTTAGATGATGATGCTATTGATGATATTTTTTATGCAACTGCCGATTGGATTTATGGAGTGGCCTTATCACGATTAGCATCTAAAAATTTAATAGAATGTGCTTGGGATGATGAGGAAAATAATATGGTGTTTTGGGTTAATCATAATGGAGAAAAAAATGATGAGCCTAAGTCAAGATCAAATAACGCAAATTCAGAATCAAATTGATAACATAAAGGAATATGTAAATTCTGAGATATGTAAAATGTGCGAGGAAATGAAAAATAGATTAGTATCATGTGAGAATTTATTAAATGAATACTCAAGACCAAATATGGCTGATACAGAATCAGATTCATGAACTTAAATTAAATATCGCGTCTGGTGAGAATATTAACTACAAAAAGTGCTATGAGGAATTATCCTCTTTAGAAAAGACGTTAAAGGAATTGTGTGCTGCAAATGAATGTGATTGATAACCTTAAAGGATTTTCTGTCAGTGACGTTAAAAACTATTGTAAGCAAAAAACAATAGATGCTATAGTTGCTATGGTAAATATTGAGGGAGATTTTAATATTAGCACTATGATTCGTAATGCTAATTTTTTTGGTTTTGATAGAGTATACAATATTAGTCCAAGAAAAAAATGGGACAAAAGAGGTAGTGTTGGAACTCATCACTATACTACAATACAACATTTTTATGCTGAAGAAGATTTTATAGAAAATAATAGAGATCGTACAATTATTGCTGTAGAGAATAATATTCCAAATTTTGCTAACAAAACAGTAGATTTGTTCACAAAACATAACCTTTACTATAGACCAGTTTTCGTATTTGGTTCAGAAAATATGGGACTGAGCGATTATATACTAGAAAATAGTGACGAAATTATTACTTTACAGAACTATGGTAGTGTAAGATCACTAAATGTTGGTACAACAAGCGGTATAGTTATGAGTTATTATAGACATTTATATCAAACAAATATAACATAAACACAAGGGCCGGTAACGGTATCGATTGGATATAAATTATTATGATTAGCAAGTAGTAGTTGGTCTAAGGCTACTTAAAAATAGACCAAACGCTTTAACTGGCGTAAATCAGTTAGCCCTTGCTGCTTAATTAAGCAGTAACAGTTTTAGGAAGCGATGAAGGTAGCGTCCAAAAAACTGTCGTAAAATCCTTCGGCTGCTAGAATAGCCAACGGGTTCTAGCCTGAGACTAGTTGGTACGGAAAGATGAATGTTGTTTGTTCTTTAGTCTTTCTGAAAATTTATGAACAAAATAAACTTGTAGAGATTATAGTAATAGTATCACAAGACATGGGTTCGACTCCCATCCGGTCCAGTACAATTATGAGTAGAAAAATTTGTAGTTATTGTGGCAAAAGAAAAAATTTGAAAAGTTTTCCTAAACATATTTTATACAAAGATAATTTAGACCCGAGATGTAGAAGTTGTGTTAAAAAACATTCTAAAGTAAGAAGCAAATTACATAAAAATGCCCCGCCAAAACCTTTAGTTTGTGAATGTTGTGGAAAAGTTCCGTATAAATGGGCATTAGATCACGATCATATTGATGATAGTTTTAGAGGTTGGTTATGCAGCAAGTGTAATGAAGGACTTGGCAAATTAGGAGATAACCTAGAAGGTATCATTAAGGCTGCTAACTATTTGATAATGTCTAAAAATAGAAAACAAAATGAGATTAATCAATAAGTGTAATGAACATTTAAAAGAAAATAATATAACATATCTTTAGCATATGTTTTTTGCTTCATTTTATGGATATCTATGTATTGTGGCCGGTATTTGTCTTTTAATACATTCAATATTGCCGTGTTTTTTACAAACAATAGGAAGCGATTTAGTTAGTAAACTAAATGAAAGATTCAAGAAACGACCCTGACTTGTCGATACTTGACAATGACAATAGCGTATGGTATACTACGCTAAACACAGGAGACTATTTGAATGACTCACGATTTTAATTATGTTTGGGGAATGGTTCGTGATCTTCGTGCTACGAGTAGCACACTTGATAAGCAAGGAATTATTGAGGACTATTGTAATCATAATTCTGAGGCTGCAAATTTTGCTAAGAAGATTCTGCTTTATACATACCATCCTCTTTGGCAGTATAATGTCACAAGCGATAATCTGAAAAAGAAAAATTCTCTAAGAGGTAAGAGTTATAAGAATTTCTTTGATCTTTTGAATGATCTAAAGAGTCGCAAGATCACTGGTCACGATGCTATAGGAGCAGTTCATACTTTTATTGATAGTCAGTCAAATAAGGACAATATCGAAGAACTCATTTATTGTATTATTGACAAGGATTTGAAAACCCGTGCTGGTGATAAGATTATCAACAAGGCTATTGCTGACCATATTCCAGAGTTTAGTGTTGCTTTGGCAGATAAATATGATCCGAATATTGTAGACTGGAAGGATGGATGGTATGTTAGCAGAAAAATTGACGGTGCTAGATGTATCGCTATTGTTGATAGTAATGGCGATACTACTTTCTATTCTCGTACAGGAAAAGAATTTGATACTCTTGGCGTTGTTGCTGGTGGCATTAAGAATCTTGGTATTACTAATGTAGTATTTGATGGTGAACTTTGTCTTGTTGATGATGATGGTAATGAAGATTTTCAAGGAGTTATGAAGCAATTAAAGAAGAAAGATCATACTATTCCTAATCCTTCGTATAAGATTTTTGATATGATCAGTCACGATGAATTTTATAGCAAGAAGGGAGAAAAGAATCGTCCTTACTCTATTCGCTATAATAATCTACGAGAAGTAATGAGAGACAATACTTGTGCTTGTCTTAGTGTACTTGGTCAAGAACTTATTAAAGATGACGATCATTTTCAAGAGTGGGTCAAAAAAGCCGCTGATTACCATTGGGAGGGTTGTATGCTTCGTGCTGATGAACCATATAAGGGTAAGCGTAGTAAAGACTTGCTCAAAGTTAAGAAGTTTTTTGATGATGAGTATGAAGTAATTGATACTGAAATGGGGCCATTTCGTTATGTTAAAGATGGTGCAGAATGTGAGGAAACTATGTTGAGTTGTGTGATGATTCAGCATAAGGGATATACTGTGCGAGTTGGTAGTGGTTTTACCATAGAACAAAGACAGGACTTTTATAAGCATCCCAAAAAGATTCTTGGTAAAATTATTCAAGTACAGTATTTTGAAGAGACAAAGAATCAGGATGAAAAATTAAGCCTTCGCTTTCCGACCTTTAAGTATCTCTATGGAGAAACAAGAGACATTTAATTATTTTTCCAATCTAATCTTGCACCCTTTTCTCTATTTTTACTAGATTCTAGTGGTTGAAGATTAGAGTAATGACATAATTCTCTGAGTTTTTTCTGATCTCTGGCAGAGGCTAATGGTATTATATGATCTATCTCCCAGTAAGATCCATGATTATTCCAAGACATTTTTTCGGTGAATTGATTTTCTAAATGTTTACGAACTTTTTCAATAGAACAACCTAAAATATCTCGGCTTTTTTCTGTTTTTCTTATAAATGCTTTACTTATTCTAGATCTTAATATATATCTTAATTTATATAAAATATCATTTTTCATTCTGTATTGATGTATCTCCCTCATTCTTTTTTTTCTTTCTGGTCTTTGACGATACTCTATACTTTTTTTGAGTAATTTTGTTTTATTTTTACGATAATATTTTTGCCCCTCCGCTTTTAATTTTTCTGGATAATCCTGCCTCCTTTGTTTAACTCTTTCTTTTATTTCATCACTATTTTTTTTGTATCTTTTTTGATCTTTAGACTTTTGACATATTTTACAGTATGGATGAAGTCCATACTTATGGTTTTTGCTTTTATGAAAATTTTTATTATTAGCAATTTTATATTCACCACACGCACTACATTGTTTTTTCATATTAAACCCTCTTTTGATAGACCATATTATCTAATACACCAAAAGGTTTTAGATTCCTCACACTAAAGAAACGGGTCTTGACAAGTCGATAACTGTAGTATACAATCAGTAGTATGAGCATTACAGCATTTGGAGATAAGATGGAAAACGCAACAGAAAAAAAGATTGAGTATACCACTAGCAAAGTTGATGAATTTTTTGCCAATTTTCCAAAAGATAAGATTGTATCATATAAGGATTATTGGGAAAGTATTAAGCCTCAACATAACGATGAAATCTTTAGACGATATCTTTTTGCATACTGCTCTGTACATACCACTTGGCAAGGAAATGTGAAAGGCTATAATGCTATTAAGAACTTTAATGAATGGATATCAGACAAAGAAACTCTAAGAACCAAATTGCATAAGTCCGGCGTTGGACTTCATAATAATCGCACAGAATATATTTGGGATTTTCAGAATAAGTTTTGGAGCAATCCGAAAGACTTTTATTTTACAACCAAAAAGTATCACGTTAAGAAACGAGATAATATTGTTGACAAAATTAAAGGTATCTCTCAGGCCAAAGTTTCTTTCGCCCTAGAAACTATTCATCCTAATGAGTGTCGAGTTCTTTGTGGAGATGTTCATATTTTACGCTTGTATGGTATGGAACATTTAAAGTACAAGAGTGGTACTGGACTTAAAATGTATAAACAAATGGAACGTCACTGGAGTATTAATTGTGGCAAACTAAAAGTTCCGTCCTATATCGCTCGTTGTTTATACTGGGATAGTGTGCAACAAAAAGACGATAGTAGATACTGGTCTTATGTTTTTGAGGATAATAATGAGTCACTCTGTAACAATGTTTGAAAAAGAGCATATTAAATTTATACTTTGTGACTGTAGAAATGAAATATTGGTTATTGATTTTGATGAAGAAACGCAAACTGCCGAATTGGCTATGTACGAAAGCGTCATGTCATTTAGGCATAAAAATACCTTGAAGCAAAAAATTAGATATATATGGAGAATCTTAACAAATAAATATCCGTATAATGATCAAATTATAATCAATCATTCCCAGATAGGAGATTTAGTAAAGTTCCTATCTGATTTGATTCAAAAATAGTGTATTATAGTATACCTCCAAAGGAGTATGCTATGAAAAATAAAATCAATAGTTTTATAGGTGATGAATTAGCAAATAAAGTTAAGATTTTATCTGTAGCCTTAAACAAAGCACAAAAGATAGTATCTGTTCTAGAGGAAGAAAATCGAAATCTAAAAGATGTTCTTAATAACCTAGCATCTATAAATAAGGAAGGTTGTGATTATGAATATGAGGCAGTAAGTGTTAAATAA